ATTGATGCGCAGCGGCAACCGGTTGTTGCTCTCGACCGAGACACAGCCCGGGAATGCGGTCTTGAAAATCTTGACGCCGGTCTTAGCGTCGTTCTGGGAGCGGATGGCGGCGGCCGGGTCCGGCGCTATGATCACCCGCGCGCCGGGGAACCGCTCGCGCAGGTACGGCTTAAGCCGGGTGTCGATGAGTTGCTCCGTACTAATCCCCCGTTGAACCAGCTCACCAAGCACGTATAATCGCCCATCAAGGGCTTGCTGCATGAATATGAACGCGGAACCGCCCAGACCGGGATCGACCCCAATGACCAATCGTAGACGCGGGTTGTATCGCAGTTCTGACTTCGATATGTGTAGGTCGGGAATGAATGAGTTGATGACAGGGGTGCCTCCGATGGAGAAACCCCATTCGGCCTCGATGTATTGCTTGATCCACTCTTTGGACTTATTTTTGGCCATGTTCTCATAGTATTTCCTCCCGCCGGGCAGGTTCTCAATGTTCTCGGCCTCGGGCGACAGCCCGCTAGGCTGCTTGAAATACCAGTCGAATGTCCTAGGTGTATAGCCCTGAACGAGCTCGAACTTAGCCTGATCCTCAGGGCTGGTCGGATAGCGTATCTCAATGCACCCCTGCCGTAGCCCAGTCTCCGGGTTGATCGCACCATGGAGGTAGTCGAACCACCACAGGTCCTCGTTGCCGGGGTTGGATGCTCCCCACATGCCGTAGTTGGTCACAGGGACGCCACCGGGCGGCTTCCACCGGCCACAGCGGCCTGACAAGCCCTCGATGATTTGCCGCGGTATCTCGCGGAACTCGTCGATCAGGGCGAAGGTCACTTCGAGACCCAGTGCGCGCACGATATCGGCCGGGGTGTCGAGCGGGCGAAAGATCACCTCACAACACACATCGCCGAAACGTAGGGTGAACTCTTTGTCGGATGCGCGCCACTCGCCGGCCTGCCCGTCCTTGAACCAATAATCCCACGATACAAGCGTGGTGTCGGTCAGCTGGGAGGCGGTGTTACGCACGACGACTGCGCGCGAATAGCGGATGCCATCCGGTGACGGCTCCTGCAGGCTGGCCATGTAGGCTAGCTTGAAGAACATACCTGTCGTCTTGGCAGAGCCGTACGGGCCCACAATCCAAGTCGAGAACAGCTCACCCGGTGCGTACGTCTTGATGAAGGCGTTGATGATGTCGGGTGGGTTGTATGTGAGGAGGCTGGGCTCGGTCATACATCGACCTCAGGTCGAAAGCGTAGGCCGCCATCATCGAGTATTACATCGACGTGGCGGCCCTCCGGAGCGTCAGGGTGAAGGATAACAACGTAGTGCAGATCGTCACTCCAGTCAACACGATTATACGGAACGCAAAGATCGTTCAGCTTGCTCAGCAACTCAGTCGATACGATGGCAGAGACGCGTCCCATGTTAAGTCCAGTCGATCAGTTTAGCACACTTAAGTTTCTGTCCGTCAGTAGACCAGATTAGGATTTCAGTGCGATGGTTGAAGATGGCAAGTCCACTCGAACCGGTAAGTAGTGGTACAGCGTTCAGGAATGTATCAGCAACGAACTTGGAGCAACGGATCATAAGCAGTTCAGGTTCTTTAGGCGTCAGATGCTGTCGCATAGGTCACCATAACATTAAGAATGGTCCCTTGCGCTTAGCAAGAAGTAGGCCGACGTAGCCAAGGAGGAGGATGCTGACTACGCCGGCCGCGTACCCTGTGAAGAACAGGGCCATTAGTTGAACGCCGAAGAGTGGATCGCGCAGCCATTAAGCAACGCGAACCCGACGATCACGAGGATACCAAAGGTACCTACCAGAACCATGCCGATGATGCCTTTGAGGAACAGATCGTCTTCCATCAGACGTTACCATTCCAAGGCGTCTCGGACTTCTCGACCGAGGAGGGGTGGATCGTCGCGCCGAAGAGCTCAGCGAACTTGTCCTTGGCGATCTGCATGTGGGCAACGAGGCAGCCGTCCTTGTCCGTACCGAACAGGATGAGGGTATCCTCAGCGTTCGAGGCGACGACCATGAAGGTACCGACGACGCCATCCGGGAGTGGTGACGCATGCTCGTTGGTCGCCATGACCTTCTTGAAGGCGTCGAACTGCTCCTGCGTGAACTTCCGGGCCTTAGCTTCGGGATGAGCCTTAGTGAAGGTCTCGTAGGTGGGGCACTCGCCCGCCTCCTTGGCGGTCTGCGCGAACACGGGGGTGGCGATGACGAAGATGGTGAACAACGAGGCGATGAGGTTCTTCATTTGCTTGGTTCCTTTGGTTTGACCATTCCTTTGCCGCGCTTGGCGGCATCCGCATTCGCGAACTCGCGACCTACAGATTGGGGGATACCCGCTTTCTTAGCGAAAGCTGGGTCGTGGGCTACGCCTTCCATAAGGTTGTGCTGCTTGTCACTTACGGTTGGCATCTGATCGTTCCTGCTCGTGCATCTCTTTGACAGTCGTAGGTAGGTGCGGCTTGGGGCGCGCCGGGCCGGCTAGCCAATTAGCGAGTTTCACATAGGCAAGCAGCATTAGACCGATGTAAGCCACGATCGCTGAGATTACAAGAAATCCCTGAATAGTCTCGTGGCTCACCGGTGCCTCCCATGGGTTAGAGCTTCGACACGATCTTGGCGGCCTGCGCCTCAATCGAGGAGGCGACGGTACCAGCGGCCTGTAGGGCCGAGGTGGTGGGCATGATCGAAGCCGGGGTTTGGGCTGGGGTGCTGGGAGTGATCGCAGCCTTCACCGTGCCAACATCCGTCTTGATGGTGGCCACATCAGCCTTGATGGCCGTCACGAGGGTCTTGGCGTCGGCCTGCGTACGCGAGTACCAGCCCGAGGTGAGCGCCCAAGTGACGAGCGCTGAGAACGCGCCAGTGAGGAAGTGGCTATCGAGCAGGATGGAGGTGATGAATGCGAACATGAGTATCTCCTGAAATTGTTGGCGTTATTTTTAGCGAGGTCACGCCCTCCTCGTATAGTCCTATATGGGCCTAGGTAGTGAATACGTCAAGGGCTATGACGAGCAGCAGCACGACGAAAATGATAGCGCCGGCTATGGTGCAGGGTTCCATCACTCCATCCCCGTGTTATCTTCTGGGGTCGGGCCCAGCGCATAGGACCCCTCTGGGTTCTGACGATCGAGATCGAACTGTATATTCATGAACTCGGCTGCGCCCATTTCTTCATCGGTAAGTTCAGGCTGAGGCGGCGGAGGTTCAGCTGGGGTGTTCATAGCGTTGATAACGCGCTGTAGATCAGCAACCTGCCGCTGAAGCTCATAAATGTAATACTTATGGTTACGCTGGTTGAGCGGATCATCAGCTGAAGGGCCGTAATACATCTCAGCCTCAAGGTCTTCAAGCCGTCGAATAATATTAGGTGAATGTGGTTTAGCTTTGCCGATACGATTACTTAGTTCATTGACGTTACGCTTAGTGTCTGCGGTCCACTCGTTGAACTGATCGGTTAGAACTTCTACCCAATAGTCAAGACGATATATTAGCTGCTTTAAGTTCTTTACCTTGGACATAGTGTTTCTCCACGTATGGGGGTGTACCCTTATCAGTGACTACGCCTATAGCCACTCCTAGAGTGGGGAGTATGAACGATGCTAGGGTGATGACTGTGATAGGCTCACTGAATAGTTGCATTGGTTTGATCTCTTTCAATCATTGCTTCAAGCTGGGCTTTGGCGTTTCTGCTGGCTAACCAGATCAGCAGCTCCATCACGGGTGATGGATTGGAGCGGAGCGTGGGGCTCGAACCCACAACCTCCTCGTTGGCAACGAGGGGCTCTACCATTGAGCTAGCTCCGCATATGGCTGTGGAGGCAGGGCTCGAACCTGCGACATCCTCGTTAACAGCGAGGCGCTCTACCGGCTGAGCTACTCCACAATCTTCAATCTCGGTGTCGGTCATCGTGGTCCACCTCTGCCTTAAGCCGATCGACGAGGCGCGCGGCGCGCCCGATCATGTACTCGATATTGGCCTGATGCTTGATATGCTCCCCAAGGAAGTGGACGAGCGTCTCGCTCAGGTTCTCAGCGTGGTGCAGCGCCTTCTTCCGGTTCCTCGGGGTGGCGGCGTGGTGATAGAAGTGCTCGGTCACTTCCGGCCTCCCTTGCCCATCTTCCCAGCCTTGGAGATGCGCTGGGCCTCCTTCTGCTGCTCAGCTGCCTTACCCTTCGGAGTGTAGGCTCGGATCAGTTTACGCCGCGCGGCGCGCGTCTGGGCTACGGTCATGGCAAGTTCCTTGTCTCATACGCCCACCATAGGCGGATGGCTATTATGGCGATCACAATCGCCGCGGTGATGATCCAAGCGGTCATGGCGACCCTTCGATGAACTCAGGGTGAGGTGAAGCTGGTGACGGTGAGCGTGCCTGAGCCGCTCTTACAGAACAGCCCATGTCCGGCGGCATTCCCACCCCCTAGGACAAAGCCAACGGCATACAGGTTCGCGATCGTGTCCTCGAACTGGGCAGCGGTGCCCGGCGGCGGGCCCTGCACGTCGGACCAGTGGGCGATGGCCAACGGCACGGTAAGGGTGTGCGCGCCGGGCGTGAGCGCCCCGCGAGGGGTGCTGTACCAGCGGTAGGAGAAGATGTTGAGGGCCTCATCGCCCGTGTGCTCAAGCAGGAGGGTCAGCTGCGGTGGGTCGCCGGCGGTGTTCCCAAGCTCAGTCTCGTAGTCCAGCACACAGCTGCCAGCCACCACGTAGCTGATGGTCAGACTGGTGGTGAGCGGGGTGGGCAGCGCTGGGCGCGTCACGTAATCGACGTGGTTGCACAGACCCGGCAAGTTCGTCAGGTTGCTCGACGGAGGCTGCGGGCACGAAGAAGCGGTAGGGAAGGCGATGATCGGCAAGCCGGCGGCGGTGAGTTCGGGCTGGTTGGGCTGGCTAGGGCTATAGCGGATCGACCAATCGTTGGAAGGGGTGACGGTGGGGATGGTGGTGTTGGTGGGGTACGCCGGCGGCGCAGGGGTGGAATTGTCGCTGTTGCAGGCGGCGAGCGCGAGCGCGGCCGGGATGAGGAGGGCGGCTATGCGGATCATGTGAAGCTCCAAGTTTATTGTGTTGTGTCAACGCAAGTTTATTTGGATGTTCAGCGGCGTCATGGCAGCAGCCTTCCCCGCGGCAGCGCCCTTCTGGTCGATGCTGGCGTCGAGGCCGGCCACGCGGATCGCAGCCTTGATCATATCAGCCTGAACGTTTGCAGGCACCGATCGATAGTCGGTGCTCGTAGCGAGTTTGAACATGTGGGGTAGGAGGGCCTCGGCAAGGGTTCGGGCCTTGGCTCGAAACGATCCACCATCTTGAGCGAATGCCTTAAGTGCATCCTCGCATGCTCGGCGGAAGACGGGGTTCTGTCTGAGCTCGTTGTATCGATCCTCGTCGATGCCGTAGCTATGACATATCTCACGGACAGTGCCTGTCTTGGCAGCAAGTTCCAGCGGGAGACTGGGCGGAAATCCCAACTCCGTAGGGTCCCGTTCGAGGAGTGCGAGCTCTGTGCCGGGTGCGTCATAGTCGTCCTCGTCGTTCATGCTCATCATCCTGAGCCCATCTAGGGGCGGTAAATAAGGGGGGCCGGTGTGGGTCGCCCCGAGCTTTAAGACCGGCCCCAGCAGGCACCTGCGAATTGGTGCCGCAACTCGTGAGTAGCTTTCCCTACAGGCCGGCTGGCCGATTTGAACGGCTGGCCCACCCTCTCAACCAGAGGAGCCCTTGCGCTAGGTTGCGCTTCGCTATCTCACGCCTGACTAAGGTGGGGCTGGTGGAGGAGGATGTCAAGGGGTCATCGTATGACAGCGCAAATTAAAATTATGATCAGGATGATACCTAGGATACCGAAGGGAGGCGCGCCGAGATAAAACCCGCCGCCGCCGAACAAAAGGATGAGGATCAAGAGCAAAAGTATGAGGTTCATGGAAGCCTCCTCTCAAGGAGTTGGTGGGACTATGCGCGCGGGTGGTGGGATTGTCAAGGGATTTTACAGATTGGGAAGGTTAAAGGTCTGGGATTTTTGGAATTTGGTGTGAGCAACGGTCGAGACCGCCGGCCTATGCATTGCTCAAACCCCCTCCACCCCTACCACCCAGTAAAAAAGGATGCTTATCTAAGCAACCACAAGCTAGTCAAGCCGCTTGACTGGGTTTGACATGTGTTCGCGTTAGTGTATTATGTTGTTTGAGCAATGACGCTCATGTAAAGGAAATGTTGTTATGGCCAAGCAATCAAAGAACGTTCCGGTTGTGCCGGTTGTAGTCGATGAAAATATGACGCAAGTCGGTTTGATCGGTCGCGCGTCTGGCAATTGTCATGCGTCACTTGTCGCGCTACTGCGCGGCGTCAAGGGTGATAGTGCTACGGTCGATGAAGACTATGTGGCCAAGCTACGTCGGCGTTTCCAAGGCGACGCTATCAGCGCGCAGTGCGGCATTGATCTTGATGCTGCTTGCGACTATCTGCCCGCGCTCGATTGGAAGCTTGGCCAGAAAGCTAAATGGTCTGCGCCTCCGGAGGACGATGCAAAATTCG